CTTCGACACGTTTGTTAATAGCAAGGCCGATGAATTGAGTCGCGTAGATTGAAATGGCGCGACAGAATTGTAATACTCCGGGTTAATCGAAGTTGGAGGCAATGATAAACAACGAAACGTGGTCGGGGGGCTGCTTTCAGGTATGTGTGCTCCGAGCCTCGATAGTCCTAGCACCGGATAACACCCTTTGAAAATCACATTTGCCCCCGGCAGATTATTGTCCACAAGACGGACAAGTCCACGATATGTCAGCGTTTTAATTCGCACCAGTGACACATCCGGGTGTAGTGGGATTGCTCCAGTGTAATCCAAATTCGACCAATCGTATGACAAGACAAGCTCCTGAACAGATCCGTCACCACTCATCGCTTCGATGGTAATTGTGTAATCCAGACACAACTCACCATTGGAAGCGTTTAGGGAAATAACTGGAGCGTCGCTGTGATATGTCCTAATCAATCCCTGACCAAGTGGGTTGGCCCCAAAAGGCATAGGCCCATCCGCGGTGATCAACCCAACACAGAGAACATCCAAGAAAGGTTGCGATTTACCCCGGGAATCCAATACCCGTGGAACCATGAACCAGTCTTTTCCATCGAGTCTTCCTGCTGGAAGAGTTTTGTAATAATCGATGGGGTAACATTTGTCGAAGTCAACAGAGTGGACTGTGTTCGGGCCGGAGGTTGAGTCCGCCAGATAGACGGCCTCTCCTCGAACGAAAATGGTCCCATCAAAAGCAGCGGGATGTAGGCCCCAAGTGTGTTGTAGAAGATGCACAGAATCTAGCAACAAAGGGGCGGCTGGGTCGCGGCTTAGGATGAATCGTTTGCGTCCGGGAATGTTTAAAGTGTCCAGGTCTCCGGGTGGGACTAATTTATCGTCCTTCAAACTCTCTGTGTTCTGGTACCGGTATCGGAATAGGGCAGTCTTGTCGATAGAGGGGTACGTAGGTAAACGCACTGGAGCACGCTCATTTGGGAGGCAGATAGTTTGAGCTACCTGGTCCAGTGATCTAAGGCCCGTGTGTGACATTACTCAAGCAGTTCGTCTCTGACTGGCAACAAAACAGCAATCAAAAAGGTTGTCTCACGACCGTCGCCTACTTGTCGTCACGGTTACAGTAGAACTGCAACGCGTAATCCTCCAAGTTGTATGGAAGACGGTCAATTTTCTTAATGTTTCCCACACTACGATGAAGGTCGTATGTTGTGGGGGAAACCGGCTGTGAAGCCCCGAAGTGGGTGGGTGTCTCGTACGACAACACGAGACAGTGAAGTGTCTGGTCGTCATAGGTCAACTGGCCCAGGTTCTCGTGCGGAGTCCAATGCGTCCAGGGTTTGTGGGGGTCCGCCAAGACAGGGGTGCGCTTGTAACCCTGACTCAACTCGACCACTTTCCTGGCAAGATCGGACAACAGCGGTACATACGGCTGCGTACGCACAATGGAGTCGGCCACCCCGAAGGCCCAGGCGGCCGCATCGCCCTTGGACAGGTCGAGCATCCAGCCCATCTTATAGGCTGCTCGACCAATGGTACGACCCCACAACCACTGCCGTCCAAAAGGGGTCGGCACGTTGTAGGGACGCATGCCCAAATAAACCGCACTGCCCAAATAGTTCGAGCAGTCCAGCTTCGAGACGAGCCCAAACCTTGACAAGTTAAGTTGGATACTTGTCATGATCTGAGCCCTTCTGGGCCAGAGGTTCTTCGGGAGGAACCCGAGAGTATCATCACCACATATACTTATGCGAATATAAGCCGTGGCAAACAGAATGTCCTCGGAATCGAGATCCTCTAACGGCTTGTTTCTCACTGCTGCCGCTACTGCTAACCCCATGGTAAATCCGCAGTACAGAGCGTTCATGAGAGCCGTGTCGTCTCTCCCTGAAGCAAGCATTATCTGGTGCAGCCTGAACTTCAGTTCTCCCATCGTTCCAGCGGGCACGCGCCAAGCGTCGATAACCATCTTGAAGAGGGGACTAGTCTCCATCTCTGAGTAGTAACTCTCAATGAGTTGCATACTGTACGCGTTGTGTGTGCAGTCAAACATCGAAAAGTCACACCAGAAGGCAAATACTTCCCCGTCTACACAAGTTCCGACGGTCTTGTCTAACCAGTTCTGTAAATTCTTCGGAGTTGTGGCTCCGTAGAACATCCAGTTATCGTGGTGCCAGTGGTCCTTTAACCTCATTAGCTTAGGCTTGATCACGGGTCCGGCAATAATGTGGGCCTTGTCTTGCGGTGCCATGATCATCCTGGCTATGGTCTCCTCAAGCCCTTTAGAGATAGGCCCTTCATACTCCTCGAAGGCAGCGAGGAGTTCCTGCTTCACAAAGGCAGAAAAAGTCAGGTCCTTCTCTACAATCAGTCCGTCCTCCAAGAACTGCTTGTAAGCTCGTTTCAGGGCGCGTTTCCTCCTC